GGGGAGTCCGTTGTCGAGGGTTGGTTCGTCGTTTCCGCTGTCGCTTCTGTCGTCTTCGGTTCTTCTACTGGTGGCATATTGTGTCTCCTGTTCCATAGAAGCATTACGTGCTTCTCGCATCATTTTAAAAACATTTACTTCTTGTTTTTCAGATAGAATACCTAGCAGGTATAATCCGACTTGTCTCTTGCCTGCTTGCTTTGCAGCCGAGTAGGGTTCTTCAAAAGATATGTCCTGATATATCCCACAATAAGTGAGAAGCTTCCATACAAAACGCCGACCGTTATCAGAAGACATAAGCTTCTCTATGTCTAACTGCTCTTGGCGTTTCTTTAAATCTTCTTCAGAATTCTTGTCCATACCCTACTATTGCTGTTGTCCCATTACGTTGTCAAGCATAGATCCTTCTCCGACTTTCGCCTGAGACAGATCTTTCGCCGTCGCCGCTTGTTGCTGTTGTTGCATCATCTGCTGCTGTTGGGCCGCCGCTTTCTGAGCTGCCTGTCGAACAACCTCAAACTCTTTCTTAGTTTTAATAAGATTCGGGTCAAGTCCTACCCAGTCTGAGTAACGACGGACAAGTTCTTCACCGTCCATGAGTTGAATAAGCGAGGGATCACCAAGTGCTTCGGCAGCACTAACCGTAAAGTTCAATGCTCTTTCTGCTGAGTTCATCATAGATGACTTAGCGGCCTGGGCGAGAACTGAAATATATTCAGGCTGAATAGCTTGACCTTCCAAAGATTTTGGTGGAGGTGGAAGCTTACCTAATTGATTAAGCATGATGTATGCGTTCTGAATTAAAGGACCGTTCTGGTCATCGTCTAATTGACCAAGTACCGGAGCGATTGCTTGAAGTTTTTCCGCTGACATTTCTTCGATCTGTCTAGCCGTAACGTGTGATGTAGGCTTATCTTGAGCAAGCATTAAGAATAGATCTCTAAAGAAACAAGCTCCAATCTTTTGTTCATCTTCCATCTGAGAATTAACAAGCTCATTCAAACGAGGGTCAACCTGAAATGCAGGTCTAAAAGTTCCTCTATCGCTATCATCAAAGTAAGTGATTCCACCCGCTAAGATACTAGCTTGATGACGACGAAGCTGTGCAGGACCAATCATCGGCGGCTTAACTAGTTTGGCCAAAGCTTCGAGTCTATATTTTTCTTTTTCTTGTAAACCTTTTACATAACCGAGGGCAAGATCTCCAGGCCCGTCAACTCCATAATCATCTTCCGCCATCACTTCCCATCTAGGAGCAATCACAGGGAAATAATCATATCCTCTTATGCTAAGGAATACTCCAGAATCCGGTCCAGTACCCACTCCGTCGATGCTTCCCATTCGCTGAGCGAATCCAACTGGAGACTGAGGAGGTAGGTTTCCTTGAGTGGACCTGATATATGTATAGGACTGATAGAGTTTATCTCTGGCATATAATGGATTTTGCTTGGGTCTATCATTGGGCAAGATCGTGTTATTAAGTACAACCGTTTCCTCATAGCGCGATTCCTTCCACATACGAGTTATGTAAGGATCCATCTCTGTGAGATCGAGCTTACCGCTTTCATCAATCTTACCGTATTTGTGAACCACTTGTCTGACTGAAAGAGTGAAATCTCTTGAGAAAGAATTTACCTGACCTTTATGATCTGTACCAATAGAGTACGTTCCTACTGCGAAAGGATAGAAATAGAATCCTGTCTTAGGATCCGGTAGCATGGCAAACGCCGAGTTCGAGAACAATCCTATGTCTTTGTAACTAGAAGGCAGAACACGATAAAGATTAGAAACTTCAAAGTACGAATTAATAACTTCTTCACATTCATTAAAATATCTTTTTACTTCAGGCATATTTCTGAGCTTAGTATCGAGGGTAGTAAATCTCCACCACGGTCTAGCTCTTGAAGTGGCTCCGTTCATCATGCCTGAAACAAAAGTTCTTAGGGCCAGGCCAGCTTCATTCTTTAATATCTTTTGATCTTTTCTTTGACCCTGATTTCTTTCTTCCTGGCCATTGCGATAACGGTAAGGAGAAATGAACTCAGCGATTGACTGCCATTTAGGAACGTGTAAGCGCCTAGCTTGGTGCATATCATTACGGATATTGTCAATCTCTGTATATGATTTAAGGGTCATTCTATACCTACTTCTTTACTTTAACTTTACGTTTACTCATTTTCTTTACAGCTTTCGTAACTTCTGGAGTTGTTTCAAATTGGTCTGTACCATTAGGGACACTTCTATCTGAAGCAAGCATTACTGCTTTAGCCGCTGCCATAATTTCCACAGGCGCTCTATACTTATCTTCGTTGAGAGCGCCAAGTACGGAATACTCTGCGCTTCCGATGGAACGCCCTTGCCCCGACTTTGACTTCTTCTTTACTTTAACTTTATGTTTCATTAGAAAGTCCCTGATGCAGAAGGCGTTGAGCCTCCTGAGTTAACCATATTTTGACCTATAAATCCTGATTCACTTAATGTCTGAGTAGCTATGTCTCCCGAATTATTCTGGGGCTTTCCAGATTTAGAACTATTCTTATTAGATCTTTGCTGTGCGCCTGCCATAATTTGATTTTGTTTTTGCTGCATTATGCCAAACTCACGCATTACTGCATTAGCTTGTGCAATATTTCGTCTTCGGGCTTCCTCTTCCTCTGCTTTTTCAGCGGAGCTTGACCCCATAAGTCCAATTAACCCACCAACAGCAAAGCCTACACCTGCACCTATAGCAGTACCGAGGCCTGGAACTACAGAACCTATCATTGCGCCTGTCCCTGCTCCTGCAAGGCCACCACCTAAAAAGCCTTCTTCTTTAGACATTGCCATAATTATATCCTAGCATGAATTGTCAAATCATATCACGCTTTATAATTAGAAGGTGCGTTATAGTTTTTGTCAATGTGTGAGTCGTCAGTATAATACGCGCCTTTATTTATATGACTCATTGCTTGCCTCGTCTGAGGGTCTGAATATTCAGCATAGAAGCTAGGCTGCTCTATGTCTACGAATGTCTGTGCAAGAGCATCTGCCCTGTCAGGGCTTCGACCTAATCTAGTCTTGATCTGTGCCTTATCCTCAAGCCGCATCTTCCCGCCGTGGAACATAAGCTTAGGCATCATAAGTTCTTCGGCCAATCTAGGATCATTAGGCAGCTTCCCGCCTTTCTTAATCCAATCTCTCATGCGAACCCACATCTCTGTACGAGTATTGAAGTATCTTGAGTCCTGCGCTTTGGCATTATACTTTATGGGAGTAACATCAAGGTGAGGAAACTGAGCAAGGGAATCCACGACAGATGAACCATAACCACCTGTGTCATCGACAAAGATTCTCTCGACTGTATGATTGTGACATTGAAGAACAACCTTGCCGGCCAACTGAGGACCAAGCACATCTGAAGCCACTTCCTCCACAGGATAGGAGAGAAGCCCTTTGCGTAGAAAAAGAATAGAGCTATCAATACCGCCTCTAGCAACGTCCACGCCAAGACGCATCTGCGAGTTTTTAACATCATCTTCCGTAACCTTTCTGTCCATTGCTTCTTGAACGTCTTGCTCAGAGATCAAAAAGTCATTAGTAACATTAGGGTATTGTGCCAAGACGTTTACCATAACCCAAGGGTTATCCCGCCCATATGTATCAATCTGCTCTTGTGCCCAAGTCGCCGAGACTCTTGGTGCGCGTTTAGGATCTTCAGGATCACCGGAGATAGTATAGATCCCCCATCTCTGCTTAGACCTTCCCATGTACGCGCGATAAACCATACCCTTCGGATATTCAGGGTTCCCTGTCACAATCAATCTACCACGCTTAGTGTCAGAATCACCGGTTGAGAGCGCCGCGTCAGCAGTAGCAAGTACCGCATCAGGGATCATCCCCGCTTCATCAATAAGGAAGCCCACGTTATCGGAGTGAAGACCTGCCAGAACTGACGCCTGTTGAGTCTCGTCTGATTGTTTTGGATACGCCCGCGCATCTATAAAGGAATAACCTTCGTGACCCTTAAGCGTGATCTTCGAGAAACCATCATTCGTCGAGTTCGTAAGGAGCTTCGACTTTGATCTCCACTTGAGAAGTTCCGCCCAAAGGTTTGACATTAAATGATCTTTTGAAATTGAGAGAGCTGCAATCTTCGGTTGGTAATAACAAATAAAGAAATGCCATCCAAGCATTGAGAGGATAAAGGTCTTACCAGGCCCCTTCGATGCGACCATAGCGAGCCTCTGATAATCCATATACATATCAATGCAATCTTCCTGCCACCCATCAAGAGTAACGTCCATCACATCACGCATGAAGATCTTAGGTCTGTGTCTCCACAGCTTCATCACTTGGTGAGGTTGGAGTTCAACTTCCTTATCAAGGTATCGGTTGACGTTCGCCATTATATAAAACTCTCAAGCGTCGGAGGTTTGACCTCTTCTTCTTTAGCTTCTTCAATCTCTTCGAGTTTATTTTGCAGTCGAGTGTACTGAGCTTCGATATCCTCGATGCTAGATCCATCATCTAAGTACGACTGCTGAATAACATCAGTGATCGTTATATTATGATTGATATCTACTCTATCTATAAAGTCAGTCTCAGATTTCCCAAGCAACTCTGAAGCTTTCATTCTCTGTGCAAGGGGAAGGTTCTCAAGTTTCTTCGGCAGCCCATTCGCATCATACTCTGGTTTGATATTAAGAGCATCAACGTCATTCCTCATTAGAGAAGTCCAGAACGCCTGCCTCTCCGTCCGAGTCGCAATCACCTTATCCGTGGATTCGATGTAACGATTCCTCTCCTCAATAGCTTTAAGCATATGAGGATCTTCAAGAAATTTCTTTGCTTTCTGTTTAAGATAAGAGTCTGTCCCCGAATACCCAGCCAAGCGCATAGCGATTGCAGGATTCTCAGGATCATATGCCTCTACAAACATTCTCTTTTTTCTGTCCGTTCCTATTGCTGCCATCCTTCGATCTTACTTTGGAAAATCCAGTGGCGTCAACCTAATAAGGAGGGGCCGCTCTGCGGATTCCGCATGGTGAGCTTGAGCTGTCTTGTCAACTAATCCCTGTTCCATATACGACCTGAATTAACATCATTTATTGTTTTAGCGGATACTCCCATCTGCTTAGCGATAGTGCGGTTTGAAAATAAACCTGTTACCGATTTTATATATGCAACCTTATTTAAGTTTAGTCGCGCAGGGATCAGCCCTGTATCAAGAGCGTGGCGAATGTTATGGCTTCTATTGCTCCACTCTAAATTACTCAACCTATTATCAGCCTTGTCCCCATTTATGTGATTGACTTCATTTCGACCTTCGACAGGAGAGAGGAAGGCTTTAGCGACTAAACGATGTACATACAAAGATTCTTTTCCTATCTTAATAATTTTATACCCTAGCTTATGCACTCTAGGTTTTAAGACCTTTCCCTCTCTGTGCTTAGCAAAAGACTTCACATTTCCTTGGTCACTAATTTTATAGTCGGCGCGATTTTCTATATTTTTATATTTTTCCATGTACCCCTTTTACCCCCTTGAGGCTGCATATACAAGAGGTATCCGTGACACTATGCGCTATGGCGTTTCCTAAATATACAATTTACTCAGCATATCCCTATACCCATCGCCGGCCGAGAAAAAAAGGGGGGCTCGACTTTCTGAGATTGAGAAAAAAGAAAAATCAAAATCAAAAAGAAAATTAAAAATAAATGTAATTACCGCGCTAAGTAATCAGCGGCCGCGCAGTCATCATGGCTGCATGGCCAGGCCGCGCTTATCATATCAAGTTACCGCGCTAAGTACATAAAGAATTCGTGGCCAGGCCGCGCTTGGTGGCGTCGAATGTTGAGGATTGTTCTACTTACCGCGCTAAGTATTACATTACTTACTGGACTAACTGATTAAAGATTTTGTGGCGCGATTGGTGGCCGGTGCGTGGGATTTCGTGCCGGATCTACGAGGATCTACGACTTACTTATCTCCCTAAGCTCTATACTCACCCTCTATACTTTTTTCCAGAGTGCATAGGTTATATTTTCACCGTAAATCGGCCGTACAGTGTGTCATATTTATTATCTAAATATAAAAATAATATAGAGACTGCACGACTCACCACGCCATTCAACCATTTCTTCAATGATATCAACTACATTCATCACCATGTACTTATTACACTAACCTCTATAATTATCTCTTAAAACTGGCCTTCTTGTTTCATTAATGCAATAATCCTACCGAGGCGCATAAGCGCACCACAACAAATAACGCAAAAACTTTAACTTTGTTAAAAAGGGCAAAAACAATGGACAAGGCAATCAAAGCAATTAACACAATTAAAGTCGTCGATCTCGTTATTATCGCGGCACTTTTCGGCCTTATCGGCACGCTTACTGCACTAACATTACAAAGCGGACCAATTCTAGTCATTAGCTTTACAGTTTTCTGCTTAAGCATAATGACCATCAGTTTAGGAGATATCTAGTCATGGCGACAAAAGGCACGAGTAAATATATCTCGCTTAAAAAGCTAATAGAAATTAGAGATAATGGTTATCGTGGTGAGCATTGTCGTAGGACTGGAAAAGTTAAGGACTACGACAAAATAGAGTTAGAGGAGATGATTAGGGTAAAAACGGCCGCTAAAATGGACGCTCTAAGCGATTCCAATTTAAAAGACAGGGAAACACTAGGGGAAATTCAGCGCGATTCACTGAGGCAGATTGTCGGCGTATTGGCCCGTCATGGTGACATTGTATTAGAAGAAAACGACTTAAGAGCAATTACAACAATATTGGCCGACTACGTGGCCGATCATATTTAACGGAGAAAAGAGAAATGAAAGGAAAGACTATAAGTTTAGATTTTAACCCACTAAGCAATTTTAGTAATTCACTAGATTGTAAAGTGAAATACCATAAGACTGACAAGCTAAGAAATAGTGAAAGAATAGTATTAAAAGCACTAGAGAAGAAAAGCGTACCTTTAAGGCTAGTCAAATCTTTAGTTTGGTCTAACTTTGAGAAAAGATGCTATTGCGAACATGATTGTTGTGGCCATTGGTTTTCAACCTATATGGACGTTAAAAGGTTATCAAAAAATAAATTTAGTGTAGTAATTGGCTACGCTCAAAACTACTAACAAAGGACAAGGCAATGCGGACAATTACAGAAGAATTTCAGGTTTATACGTGGGAAAGCGCGACACCTGAAATTAGGGAAAAGATTAGATATTATTTTGATAGTGACGGTTTCCATGGTGAACATATGTTGCAAGAAAGAATCGACACATTGAAAGGCCTGGCCAAAGCACTAGGCGGCCGCTTGGATTACTCGCTGTCATGCGTGCCGGACCGTGGTGAGTATATCACCATAAAGCCTAAATATGATTCACTAGACTTTGATGCACTTCACGGCCTGGCCGACAAGGATTGTCCTTTTACAGGTTGTTGCTACGACAATGATTTATTAGAAGATATCGCAGAGGCCAAAACGGATTGCGACGTGGAGGCCTTAAATACTGCGCTTAATAAGTACGTCGATGCTATTCATGCAGAATACGAGGATATGCTAAGAGACGAGTATCTAGCAGACCATTGCGCGTCTAACGGCTACGAATTTAAAGAAAACGGGAATATGTATTAAAGATAGAAAGTTGAGGGCCAGGCCGCGCTTGGTTTTCTTCTTTGTGTTCTTAATATCGAGGCACTAACAAAGGACAAGGCAATGCATGAATTAGATGAAAAAACCATGATAAGAAGCTACGACAGAATTAGTTTCTATGGTGAGAAGAGAGGAGCGCAGGATTTTGAGTATTACAGCGAGGTACTGGCCTCAGATCTATTGGAACTAGGCGAGAATCAAGGCAATTATAGAGAGAAATTTATCTCTAAACTAATGGACGTTTACCACCGTCAAAGCAATTGCACTAGTGCCTTCATTGTAGGGCCTGCAAACTACAATATTCGTAGGCATGAAAAGGCTTGGAATAGCAGAGATAAAGCACAAGAGAATTTTGACCACTGGCGCACTAAATACTTCAAGGCCGTTAATAGAGTAAGAACCCCCAGTCCTGAGGATGAAATAGAGAGCGCAGTGGCCGACATTGATAAGCTTCTAAAGTTTCAAGCCGTGGCCAAAGAGACTAACAAGCTAATAAGGAAATATAAGTTAGATCGTGACTACATGGTGGGCTTTGAAAAAACTGATAATGAGAAGGCCCTTTT